TTTGCTTCCTTCAGTCCCATTACACATATACTTTTACCATCCGAACCTGTTACCCTAGTAGTTTCTCTTACAGCTTTGATAGCAGCTATCTTGTTGTTATTGGTAGATATCAAAGTATTGAGTACTAGGTTTGTAAAGTCAAAATGTTTCTTCTCTGAAACAGGAGAAGTGTCTCCATATCCTGGAGTAGTAATGATTTCTTTTTCCAGAATCACAATCCAGAAGTTTGTTTTGGTTGTAGTTATAAGCTGCAAACTTCCAGGCATAATAACATACCCATTTTGTTATAGGTAGCGATTATGGTATTGAGAGTTTCCAAAGATTGTTCTCTGATGATTTCCTGTTTCTTCATTGTATTCTCCTTTTCCTTTCTTTAGTCCATAGTATCGAATTGATCAAACCTGTTATCCCAATATCCACCTACCCAAACATTAGTTGAATGAAACAACCAATTATTAGGACACGTTGCAAAGTAAGCAAGTTTCTTTTTGTTTCCGTCAAATGGATCACGAATAAATCTTGTAGATATATCTGTAAGTTCTGCTCCACATTTATGACAATGTTCTTCTCTAAGACGATCCATATAACCCTCCATCTGTTTAAACATGATATCATATATGAAACAAAATGTCAAGAAATATTTTAAAATATAAATAAAAGAAACCTATCTATATCTTATTTTTTTATAAAGGAGAAACACAATGGCAAATCCTAACATTACCCTGACTGCATTCATGAACAATCTTAATGATGTATGCCGTCCAAATCGTTTCTTTGTTCAAATTTTGGACAATGGAAACAATCCAATCTGGCCTTTACAGTTTTCATTCTATGTGAAAACATTCGTAATTCCTGATAAGAACATTGGTGAATTGACAATCAATTATCAAGGATTGCAGAACAAAATCTCTGGAGACGGAACCTTCTCTGACGTATCTATGACACTCCATGTCGATACTGATATGGCAATTAAACAGTTCATTACTGATTGGATGAATGGTATTCTTAATACAGATACTGTTGACGATAACAACGTTAGACAGGCTCCTGATGAATACAGAACTGACATCCAGGTACAGCAATTGGATAGAGTCGGTGATGTTGTAAAGACATTCTTACTTCATCAGGCATGGCCTAAAACTGCAAGTTCAATCGAAGTATCTCATGACTCAACAGATACACCAGAAGATTTCACAGTAGACTTCTGTATTAACTCCTGGGAACTTGTAGATTAATAGTTCTTGCATTAAGGAAGATGTTATGTTATAAAGGGGAAGCTAATCGCTTCCTTTTTTCTTTTAGAAAATCTTGATGCCTGTAACAATTCCTGATGCAAGAAGTTCCAAAACTCCCCATCCAGCCAAACCAAATAATATTGTTTTTAATATTGCATTTTGCATCGTTTCTGAAGTCCAGACAATACCTAAAAACATATTCATGATAGACGCAAGAAGCAAACACCATTGTAAATGATTCATACATTCTCCTTTTTAATTTAGTTACTTTCAAAGACTATAGCATATCTTGAATTCAATGTCAATCGAAAACTTATAAATAAAAGAAACTTTATAGGATTACTATGCCCGACATTACTCTAGCTGGATTTCAAAATGCTCTCTCGGATGTTTGCCGACCTAATAGATTTTATGTTTCTATCAATGCTCCTGATGCATTAGAAGAGTTTGAAGAAGACGATTCCTTTTTAGTTAAAGGTGCATCTCTTCCTGGCAGATCGATAGGAGAACATGAGCAATGGTGGCAGGGAGAACGATATAAAATTCTTTGTGATAGTACATACGATGATGTAACTATTACGTTCTGGAATAATTATGATGATAGTGGAAGGAATCTTAGAGATAAATTTGAAGATTGGTTTACTCTTATTGCTGATGATGAGAATAATATAAGAGGAAACCATAGTGATGTTAAAGGTGAAGTTAATATTTCTCAATTAGGAAGAGATGGAACTTTACTTAAAACCTATACTTTAAAACATGCTCAACCTAAAGTAATTGGTGATATTGAATTGTCAATGGATAACACAGATCAAGTAGAAGAATTTACTGTTATCTTTAGCTATAGTTATTTCACTACAGATAGTTCAGATGGATCACAAGGAGATATGTCAGGAGAAGATGTTACAAGTCCAGACTATGAAGATATTACTTACGATGAAATATAAGGAACTATTATGGCATTAATGTTTGACCTTTCAAAAAATTGTAACTTTAAGATTATACTTCCTACTAACCAAAAGTTTATAGAACTGTTCACTACAGAGACTTCTATTCCAGGTATCACAATAGGATCAATGGATTTGAATTATCAATCTATGACTAGAAGAATGCCAGGAAATAGTATTTCATTTGAAGAAATTACTCTTACTCTTTTGATTGATAAAGAACTACAAACATTTTTGGAGTTGATGTCAATTCTAAACTTGACTCATAATGCTTTAACAAATACATATGAAGTTAATCAAGAAGTATTTGATGCTTATATGTTGATCACAACTCCAAAGAACAATCCTTTATTTCAACTTCACTTCTATGATGCTTGGATAGAAACTTTTTCATCAATCAGTATGCAGACTACATCGGGAGATGACAATCCTTACAACATGACTCTTGGTGTGAAATATAATTACTATACTATTGAGACTGCATAATGGTATCATTTAAAACATACATAACAGAAATGTCTCTTCCTAGAGAACAAGATATTGTAAAAGAATATTATCATGGAACTTATAACGAAAAAGCAATTCAGTCTATAATTAAAAATGGAATTCAACCTCCTGCTTTATGTACAGTAAAAAGAAATCTAACTCCAAGAGAAGGTAAAGTTTACATTACACCTACGTTAAAATATGCAGTAATTTATTGTATAGGTGGAGATATGATAGGTAATATTATAGATGATTACCAATTAGAAACATGGGGAAGATATGGTTATCTTTGTGTGATAGACGGAAAAGATTTACATGATATACAACCCGATGAAGATTCTATAGGAGAAATGATATATAAAAAATCTCCTAATTGGATTTATGAAAAAGCTAAACATTGGTTGGCTCCTTCTACTATGAAAAAAGTTATGGAAGGTGAATATTCCTATTGGGCCAAAGCAGGAAAAGTTTTAGTAACTAAACTATCTGATTATGAAATATTACAATTAATAGATGCTGGAGCACATATCGCCCATCATGGAGCAATTCGACCTTCTCAAATTTGGAAGTTTGATAAATCATTAAGTAAAGATTTAACTCCATTGTGTACAAACTTTTGGCAATTAGCAGAAAGAATAAAATGAGTAAGTATTATACAATACAAAATATGTATCCTCATCTGAAGCATAAAGAACGATACCTTTCCGAAAATAAATTGATAACGGCGAGGTCGGGATGGGAAATTTCTTTTATTACAAAATTCTTAGATGCTCGACCAGATATTATTGGATGGTCAAGTGAAGATTTTTTTATTCCTTATTACTATCCAGTAGATGGAAAACCTCATAGATATTTTCCAGATTTCTATGTTAAATTTAAAACTAAAGATGGTGGAATTGCAGAACGAATTATAGAAATCAAACCATTCATAGAGACTCAAATACCAAAAGTTCCTAAAAGAATGACATCAGGATATAAAGATAGATGTAATACATATATAAAAAATCAATGTAAATGGGAAGCGACTAGAGCATATTGTGAACGAGAAAGAGCAAAAGGTCGTATTCTCTTTTTTGAAATTATAACAGAAAATGAATTTCCTTTTGGTTAATTCGTTTTTGTCTATTTCTTTCCTTAAGAGTTTCTGATATTTTCTTTCTTCGTTCTTCTGAACGAGTTTGTCCTGTTAAACTTTTTGAAATATTTCGTCTATATTCTTCTGATCTTATTTTTCCTTTATGGCTGTCGGACATTTTCTTTCTAGTTTCGTTAGATACTATTCTTATTTTATTACTTTCCGATACATTTCTTTTAGTTTTTTCAGATTGAAGCTTTACTCCTTTACCACCTATTGTTAAATTATATGTATTTCTTCTAGCAACAAATGATATATCAACTATTTGTGCTTCTAATTCATATGCTTGTTGTTTATCATAACAATAATGTAAAATGATTCGTTTAAAGTTTTCTTTACCATATTTATTGATAGCATCAATTAATGCAATTCCACTTCCGAGATATCCATCATCTTCTTTCCAGGTAGAATGTTTTCCAACATAGATTTTGTTATTGATTAGATTTCGAGTAAGATAAACTAGATGATACATGATATAGCTCCTATAAATAGATATGAGGAGGACAGCAGTAATTTGCTCCTACTGTTTCTAGTCTATGGCAATAGCTAGATTACTCCTTCTACTTTATTTATATAAATAAAAGAAACTTATATTATAAGGATATCATATGCCGTTCAAAGAAACAATTAATAATTTACTAGAAGGACTAAAATTTTCTTTTTATTCTAAGCGTGAGGCAGAACTCGAAAATCCATCAGACACTACCGCAACTGCTACTGAGCGAGAGGTAGAGAGTTCTTATGTAATGTATGATCCGTTCGCCAGCTACAGTTCATCACAGATGGGTCAGCAAAGTGTATGGTCAGCTTCGAAAAATGAAATGATTCGTAAATGGAGAGAAGCTTCTTATCTTCCTGAAGTTGATTTAGCTCTAAACGAAATTGGCAATGAAGCAATCATCTATGATGAAATAGATGATATCATTTCATTGAATTTGAATGATCTTGATGTTCCTGATTCTATTAAAGATATGATGCAGGAAGCATTTTCAAAGATTCTTTTTCTTTTAGATTTCAATGAAAGAGGAGATGAACTTTTCAGACAATGGTATATTGATGGAGTTTTAAATTTAGAAGCAATATATTCTAATGATAGAATTAGAAAAGGTATTCAGAAATTACAATTGCTTTCTCCTTTTTCTTTTACAGCATTCATTGATCCTACTACAAAACAAAAGAAATATTATTATGGTGAAGCTAATACTAATAATATTAACAGACATGTCAATAAAGAAAAAGTATTTCTTGAAGAACAAATTACTTCTATAAACTCTGGTCAGTGGAGCATGGATAGAAAATTCCCTATCTCTTTCTTGAACAAAGCTATGAAGGTTATCAATCAATTAACTAACATAGAAGATGCATTAGTTATCTATCGTATCACAAGAAGTCCAGAGAAGAGAGCATTTTATGTTGCTACTGGAAAGCTAAACAAATCTAAAGCAGAAGAATATATGCGTTCTCTTATTTCTAAGTATCGTCAAAAGAGAACATACAATCTTGATACTGGAGCAATGGAAGATAAGACTCGTTCTATATCTATCCTAGAAGATTATTGGTTCAGTGTTGATGCAAATGGTGGTGGAACAAAAGTTGAATCGATTGCTGGTTTAAGTCCTAACTTTACATCATTCGAAGATATGGATTACTTTGTAAACAAAGTTTATAAAGCTCTTAACATTCCTCTTAATCGTAGAAGTTCTGATGCTAGAGTTCAGATATCAACAAGCATAGATACTGAAAAAGAAGAACTAAGATTCTTCAAAATGATTGTTAAGTTAAGAAGACGTTTCAATATGATGTTTACCGATCTTCTTAAGAAAGAATTACTTGCTAAAGATGTTTTCTCTATTGAAGATTGGGCGTTAATTCAAGAGAAAATCAAATACATATATGCAAACTCTAATGAATATTCAGAGATAAAGAACAACCAAGTTATTGATATGAGAGTATCTACAGCTAATAATGCTTTGGCTATTGTAGAACCAGGATTGATTTCTAGACAATGGATACAAGAAAACATTCTACGATTCACTGATGAAGATATCAACTTGATTAAGAAACAAAGAATTGAAGAAGCTGCTGACGAACAAAATGAAGGTGGAACAGAAGAGGAAGAAATAGGCCATACGTTCGGACCTGATTATAGTGTAAATAGAAGAGGAGCAGGAGGAGCAACGGCTCCAACCCAACCAACAGGAGAAACTCAGCCAGAAGAAGGATCACCAGAACCTGAAGGGGCAGAAACTCCTGTACCCGAAACTGCTGCTGAATCAAAAAAGAATAGTATATTAAACATATTAGAAGAAGGAGATAGAATTTCAAACGGCAAGAAAGTTTTTAAATATACCAAAGGCAAATTAGTAAAGGATAATTAATGAAATCTTTTAAAGATACTATTATATCTGAAGAAGAAATTGATCTTTCAGAATTCAATATAATAATCAAAAAACCTAAAGTAATAGAAGTTATTAGAGAACATTCTATTACTCCTGTTCCAGAGGTAACTGTTCTTTCTGAAAAAGGGGAGAAGGGTGATCCAGGATTCAATGGTAAAAATGCATCCATAAAGATAAAAAAAGTAACTGAAGGAGAAGAACCAGACGTTATCAATGTTGGTGATGACATCAATGCTCTTTTAGAAATTGTATTGCCTAAAGCTTTGAAAGGTGATAAGGGTGATAAAGGCGATCCTGGAAATGATGGAAAGAATGGACTTGATGGTAGCAATGGAATAGATGGTAAAAATGGTAAAGATGGTCGAGATGGTAAAGATGGTCTTGATGGTAAAGATGGTCTAGCTGGACGAACTGGATTAAAAGGTAAAGATGGGAAAGATGGAGATAAAGGAGATAAAGGCGATAAAGGAGACGATGGAGAAAAAGGTGATAAAGGAGATACTGGTAAGGATGGTAAAGATGGTAAAGACGGTAAGGATGGAATCAATGGTCTAGATGGAAAAGGATTAGACGGTAAAGATGGTAAAGATGGACTCAATGGTTTAGATGGTGCTCCCGGTAAAGATGGTGTTAATGGTGAAAAGGGAGATATGCCAAAGCATGAGATTGATGCTCCAACTGGTAATATAAGATTTGAAGTTGTCAATGGAATATGGGGAGATTGGATTGACTTAAGACCTGTAGTAGAATCTTCTGTCAAACGTCATACAAAAAATATTCCTGCTGGTTATGGTGGTGGTAGTGTATTAGATTTCATTTCTGGTAATAACACTTATGGCAATATCAGATATGTGAACTTTGATAGTTCAACTTTAGTTGCTTCTATGTCAGGAAATGTATTAACTATCGGAACTATTCCAAGTGGAAGTTCATTACGATTTACTTTTGATTACTTTAATATTCCTGCTGATAATACATATTCATTTTTAATGTCAAAGACTTATGTAGTGGATTCTGAAACAGTAATCTTAAATGGTTCTGTCTTAACTAATGGAGTCGATTACACCATTTCTCATAATGTAGTTACTATTGATAGTGGATATGGTACAAAAGCTGGATGGAATCTAACTATCAAATATGCATATCAATAACAACAATAGGATAATAAATGTCTAGAACAGAACTTGATATTAGTCAGGTAAACGGATTAACAACTGATTTAGCTAATATTGAAATAGAAATAGCTAATATTGGTAATGGGGCTTCTGGTTACTCTGGTTATTCTGGAGCTACGGGTGCAGGAGCTTCTGGTTACTCTGGATACTCTGGTACAAATGGTATCATAGGAAGCAATGGAACTTCTGGTTACTCTGGTTATTCTGGAGCAACAGTTACAGGAGATTCTGGTTACTCTGGTTATAGTTCTGCCTCTGGTTATTCTGGTTATTCAGGAGCAACAGTTACAGGAGATTCTGGTTACTCTGGTTATTCTGGAACTAATGGTGTTATAGGAAGTGATGGAACATCTGGTTACTCTGGATACTCTGGTATAGGAACATCAGGATATAGTGGATACTCTTCAGCATCTGGATACTCAGGTTATAGTTCTTTCTCTGGTTATTCTGGATACTCTTCAACTTCAGGTTACTCTGGTTACTCTGGAATAGCAGGAGATAAATATACCACATCTTCTATAACTTCAATGACAATAGGTACTGGACTTGTAACATTTACTGTTGGTACAGGATTAGCATATTCTATTGGTCAAACTGTTTTAATAGTTCATGATGTAAGCAATAGTATGTTAGGTAATATTACAGCATATGATTCTGGAACAGGAATTATGACTGTAAATGTGACTTCTACTTCAGGGTCCAGTACTTATAGTTCGTGGAATATTTCGTTAAATGGAGCACCAGGACCAGCAGGAATTTCTGGTTACTCTGGTTACTCTGCAATAGGTGCTTCTGGATATTCTGGTTATAGTTCTGATTCTGGATATTCAGGTTACTCTGGATACAGTTCTTTTAGTGGATATTCTGGTTATAGTTCTGCCTCTGGTTATAGTGGTTACTCTGGTATAGGAACATCAGGTTACTCAGGTTATAGCTCATTTTCAGGCTATTCTGGATACAGTTCTGCTTCCGGTTACTCTGGTTATAGTGGTTACTCTGCTATAGGAACTTCTGGTTACTCTGGTTACTCTAGTGCTTCAGGCTATTCTGGATACTCTTCTGCTTCTGGTTACAGTGGTTACTCAGGAACTAATGGTGTTATAGGAAGTGATGGGGCTTCTGGATACTCTGGTTACTCAGGAACTAATGGTGTTATAGGAAGTAATGGAGCTTCAGGTTATTCGGGCTACAGTGCTGCTTCTGGTTATTCTGGATATAGTTCTAC